TTTGCGGGGGTACCGGTATCTGCCTCTATCTTATATCTATCATTTCTACCATTACCTAGAGTAGATTCACCCTGTAATACATCTATACCAACAAAAGTGTGGTCTCCACTAGCTTGATAAAATTTAGACCAGAAACCAGAAACCGATTTAACTTTAATCTTCGGGTAATGAATTTTATCTCTCGTAAAAATGTGGCTTGTAATGCCTACAAATTGTGGAGATGTTAATTTAATAGTAGTAAAATTAGCTTTACCTTTAGGGTCATTATCTTCACCATCGTCCCAATCAATGTAAAATTCCGTTACAGGTTCGTTTGATTCTATCCTAAAATAATATTTCGTGTGTGTAAAGAAATTAAAATTTTGAAGTTGTTCTCCATTTGTTAAATATGCTGTATCAGTTTTTACCTGTAATGGAGTTGTGTCAGTTCTAGCATTATCCTCTGTTAGGTAGGCTTTTAAAACAAAATTTGTTGGTGCTTCTCCCATAATATCAACTCAATCTAAATCCAGCTTTAGCGAAAGAAACTGGCGAGGAGCTGGCCACCTCGATAGTTCTGCTACCACGTATATTGTGATAATCTTTTACAAATAATCTACCTTGATAAGAAATTGGTGAACCATTTTCCACCTCTCTTAAAGGTTTAGTAAGCTTAAATTGTCCATCTTTTGGATTAACTGGATATAAACATTTGTTATATATAACTACTTCTTCTATCTTTCCATCATAGAAATATTCTTCTGTTGTTCCATTAGCACTACAACCTATATAAAATTTACCAGAGCCTTGATTTATAGACTGCCCTGTTTTTAAATTACTAGAAGTTCCAGTAGCATCCATCAAACCACTCTGGTCCTCTAATTTACCATCTATAAATAGTTTCATATTTCCACCTTTTATATTACTATCAAACGTGACAATAATAGAAACAGGTGTTTCTCCATCTCTTGGTAAAATAGTGTTACTCTTTAAATGTAATGTTGTTCCACTAGCAGGAGTTATTTTAGCGTTTACTTTTTCATCAGTGTCTATATAAATTTCATAATCTGTAACTCTACTAGTATCTGTATGTTTTGCTAATAATGTTTCTTGGGCATTACTTGCATTATCTGGTATAGCATGTAAAACTATAGTCATTTCACTTGAAGGTTTTACTGCGAAATTTGTAGCATCTGCAAATTCTAAATATTGATTTGTTCCATTGAATTCTTTAGCCCAACCTGCTAAACCACATCTAGTGTTAGTAAAAGCTCCTGCTGCTGCGGACGTTCTTTGATTTCCAGCATTTTCAAAGTATACACCTCCAAACGTAGTTGCATCATCCTCATTTAATGGTATATACCCTATCATGTTGTGATATTGGCTTGGTATATTTCTATTGTCTATATGTAATAAACCATACCACAAATCTTCATCTCCAGCTTCCCATTTAAAGTTTGGTATAAATGCATCTTGTTCATCAGGCATTACAGATAACTTAGGGTGAGTAGGTCTTTCATCAAAATAAACAGAATAAAGACAAGGGTCATAAGTACTGTCAGCTGCGTTTTTAGATTTGAGTGTGAGTGTGTGTGGTAAAGACTCATCTTCAAAAGCTAATAACAAAGTTATATCCTTTTTAGGTTCTATGGAGCCTTTTTGTACTATATAAGGTAATTCCATTATGTTTTCTGTCTGCGTTTCGCCTTCATTTTTATAAAATATTTTTGAACCACAATATCCACCTAAATTACCATCGGCAGTAAAAGGTCCCCAACCAAAATCTGTATTACAATCTAAACTAGAACCCTTTTCTAAACGAGTTAATTCCCAATCATTTATATATGCTCCCGGCACATTTGCCACAGTTGCATCATTAAATTTATATTCATTCCATGTGCTTCCAAGATTTTGTCTTGCTGCTAATGTTCCTGCAACCATTGCATGGTCGTAGGTACCTCCCAAAGCCTCACCTGTAGCTAAATAACCTGCCATATTGTTAACATTACTTTCCATCCAACTAACAGATTTATATTGTCGCGAATTGAGAGCTTTTTGACCTGTTTCATCAGTACAGTCTATAACTAAATAAACCCAATATCTCCAAGGTGAAATCATCAAAGCTGGTAAATTATCATAAGTACAAATTAAATCTCCATTATTAGCTTTACCATCCCATAATAGAGTGATTGTGTTCTTTGTTAAATCTCTAGAAATAATTTTTAAACCTGTAGCAGAATAAGCATTGGGTGTTTGAGAATTACCTGTAGCTCCTACTGTAGCTATGGTATTGGAATCATTCATGGTAGCCATCTGTCCATAAAGATAAACTATATATTCTTCATCATCATCCGAAGAAAGAGTATTTGCGTTATCTACTGTTAATGTTATTTGAGTGTTGTTTGATTGTTTGATTTCTGTAATTCTAGCAGATGCTGCTAAATTTTCACGCTTATAAATATCAGATGAATCAGAACTTCCTACTCTTAAATTAAAGTGGGCAAAACCCTTTCTATTAAAATTATTAACCGAAGTTGGTAGTTTTGTATAAATAGGTCTGTCTATCATAGTTCCAAGAGCCGCAGGAAGAGCTGTAGCAGATGTAAAAACAAGATTAGCAGAAGTATCACCATCTAAATCACCAGCTGAAGGTAATGTGGTAATAGGCATCTCTAATTGTCCTGTTTGTCCAAAACTTCCCATAGATATAGTATCATTTACTCTAATAGGGAAATAAGAATCTGAATCAACATGTAATCTACGATTACTGCTAGCAGTTTGATATGCATGTGGATTAATTGTAATACTGGTGTTTGCATTTATTGCACTACCACCTTTTTCACTAAAACCAGTATCGAACCATTTAGATTCAAATCTAGCATTATTATTTTCTGCACCTTGCAAGTCAGTTTTATTACCATTGGGACTTCCTGAAGCTTCATATTCTGTTACAACGTTTTGATATTTCCTTGTCCAGTTGTTGTGTGTACCAGAACTTACATTCAACCAAGAATTGCTAGATAAGTCGGACCAACCGCCTACATAAGGAGCTGCCCTTAATCTATATTTACTAGTACTATCAGGTGTAGTATCCCAAGCTTTATTAACCGTAGCTTCACGGCCAGTAGTATAATCTGTAATCTCACGTATTTGTCCTACCCCTGTACCACCTTCTATTATTATTAACATGCCATTATATGCATCAGCAGTAGTAGACATATCTGATTGTAGTGTTATATTTGTTGAAGTACCTGCTTGTGCAGTGCCATAACCATGTTTTGCAAGATGTCCAGATGCACCGGATACATTAGGACCAGTACCAGTATCTATAGATGCGGCAGTACCAACAGTATTTCCCCATCCATTATCACTATATCTCCAATTAGGCCAGTCCCAATAAGAACTATCACCCATAGTGCTAGTGGCCGATATTCTAGTTGAATGGGCCCTAGAAGTAAACATAGCTTTTTGTTGAAGTGCATCTTGGTCTATACCATCTGTACCATCACCATAATATGCTTTACCGGGATTTTTATGAGAACCAATACCTTCATTTCTAAATTGATTTCCAAAAACATGAGGGGTAATAGCCATATAAGAAGATGTGGTGCCTACATTAGCAAGCATCGGCTGAACAGCAAATTGATGGAAGTTGACGTTGGAATAATTACTCTTAACAATTTTTCTTGTTTGACCCTTTCCTTGTCCTGATACAAAGGTAAGATATTGACCATCATATGCGTGGTCATAGTTTATTAAATTAGAATTACCTTGGTCTAAATCTAATACATAAAAGTCATTCATAGTGCTTCCATCGCCAGCAGCAGTGTCTATTTGTAAACTAGTGCTTGCTGAACCTGATAAATCACCACCTGAATTTTCACCATTATCTCCTCCACTATAACCAAATCTAATATTACAATCTGGTATTTCTTCATTAGCACCTAAGTTAGCAGTAGTATAACCATTAAATAGTAACCATGTACCTCCTGTACCTGTTCCGTCAGTAAAATTCTTAAAGCGTGCACCGGTATCACAAATATCAGATTTATTCTTAAAACCAAAAGATAAAACATTAGGAGCATTTGTTTCAAATTCAGAAACTGTACCCGTTAATAAATCATTATCTATCTTTGGGACATCTGGTCCGGCCCAAGTTGAAGCAGGGTTAATTTTTATTGGAGCTGCATTAGGGTTGAATTTTTTTGCACTACAGTTTTTTATATTAAGATTAAAATTATTAAATTTTACAGTATCTATAAAAATACTGGTGCTAGTATCAGAAGAAGGACCATCCATAAATGTATCTTTATTTTTATTAACATTTTTATCATTTTTATAATTCATAGACCATATGGATAGATTCTTTGGCCAATGTTGTAATGAGTTGGCGCCAAAAACTGAACCATGAGAAAGTCCATATGATGCTCCGGGAACATAATGATTATTAATTCTATAATGGTCTGTTTCTACTTCACCAAATAAAGTTTTATCCTTTATAATTTCATTTGAACCCAAATCAACCACTTGGAGCATAGAATGTGTTGATTGAGAAGTAGCAGTGTATCCGTTGGACGAAGTGGTTAAGGTATGTTGGTCTCCATTATATATACCTCTAGCTGAATGACGGTTTTTCGTCGCTACTGTTGAAGCTGGACCATAACAAGTCCAACCATCAGGAGTTGTTTTAAAAACTAACCTAATCCATTTTCCAACTATATCATCTAGTCCAGTATCTCCACTATAAACAGAGTCTTGAAATATTTGAACATCTTTTTTATTATCATCTAAAAACCATCCACCAACACCACTAGTAGTATTACCATCAGGTGTCGAAGGTATTAATGCTGGTCCTTCTGGTGTCATTATTAATAAAACTCCACAGAAATTCTTGGCTGTTGTTGTCATTGTATCCATATCAGCCCTAATAGCTTTTTGAGTTGGAGTTATTGACCACATATTACCACTAGTGCTACCTTCATTACCTGTAACACCAGAATTAGAAACATAGTTCCAATAACTAAAAGATTCGCTTGAATTTTTTCTACATCCATGGTCCTTTACAAAATCATAAAAAGATTGTCCTCCAGAAGGAGGGTCTTGTGAAAAACAAATAGCCATACCTCTTCGTGCTGTAATCATTTCATGAGTATCTGCAACTGGTGGGGATTGTACTACATCGTTAACTTCAGTCAGTTCCATCCCTACTGTTTTTGCATATGCTTTTTCTAAACTTTCTATATAAATATCTATTTCTATTGTTGAAGCAAAATGATTTTCATCTTGGTTATCCCAGTTAGGTCTAGCAGGTAATTTAGTAGGTAAAGGTATATTTTTCTTAGCTATAAGAGTTTCCTGTCTATTACTTGGTCCTCCTGCCTGTTTTCTAGGATAAGATACTGGGTCATCATCTTGTTGTTTCCAGAAAGTATACATCTGACATGATTGGCCTCCAGTTCTTTGTAATTTATTAGAAAATCTTACAGCTCCAACACCAAATAATTCTGATTCTCCTTCTGACTTTTTATTTTCTCCTATAAATTCATCTGCACCTCTTACATATTCAAAAATACTATTTGCAGAGGTGACTTCATTACCATAAGTATCATTGTCTATAACATCTCTATTAGCAAACCAAACAGCTGGTGTATTATCAAAAACAAATAAATCATTACCTGCTTTACCTTCAATCGGAACAGCTTTATAAAGACCAGCATCTGGCTCATCTGTATTATTCTTTACTTCTGTATCAGTGTCAGCTAAAAGAGGTACAATTAAAGAAGAAGAAGACACTAAGTCATCAATTTGAGTATATGTGTAACCTGTTTCAACTGTTTCTTTGCCGGAATTTGCCACTTTTGATTGACCCCAATCAGGGCCAGAACCGATGGTTGCACTCATACCAATTGTTTTTTCGCGGCTTGCATCTCCTGACATAGCAAAATTCATACCAAAATCAGATGCATTAACTCCATAATTAGTTTTTATTGTCTCCTCGGTTATACCAACTGATTCACCTCGTTTTCCACCCATATGATTTCCACCATCAAATTGTAATCCATAGGCTGCTAAAAACTTAGGGGTAGTGTAAGGTTTTTCTTTTCTAAATAATGTTCTTTGTATAGGTTCGTAAGTTACTTCGTCTGTACCAGAGGTAGTTTTTCCATTAAAAACTTCTGAAACAGAAGAAAAGCCAGTTGTTTGGGCAGAATAAACCAATATGTCGTCTGATTTTTTATTACCTACGCCTTCAAAAAGTTCTCTACCTTGTCCGCTCTGTGTAACGTCCTTAATTTTATAAGCTACAACTTTAGGTATGGCAGTTGAATTATCTGCCAATTCTAACCCAGTTGTATATAATCCTAAATCTAATTTGTATAATTTTCCAGCTCCATATGTAGGGTCGTCAGGTACCTGAAACTCTAAAGCATATTTTTCTGAAAATCTACCACCCCTTATTTGAGCAGTAGTTTCTAAACCACCATATTTATCTGAATGTATTTCCGAAATCGGAACATCTTTTGTTACTTTTGATTTTCTATAAAAGTTTACCATTATAAACCACCCTCGTCATCTACTCTTCTTAATGCTGCTGGTAAAGCTTGTGCAACTCTTTCAGCGAAGTCTTCTCCATCTTGGACATTAACATCGCCCATATTTAAAGTTATGCCTCCACCACCCAACATATTTTGTGTTCTAGAAGTAATTGTCTCTCCTTTTTGTAATACAGCCATGCCATGTTCTGTAGTAGGACCGCCTGTGTCATACGACCTTGGCATAAACGTACCACCCATATCATACATTTGACCCTCACCTCTACTTACTTCACCAACTTCTGAACCACCTGCTTCTACTCCTGCGGTTACTTGTTTGCTCATCTGAGTACCAAAGTAAGAACCTAATTGTAAAATACCTGCTGCTAATACTGCTCCTGCCGCCATTGCTGTTATTGCTGCTGGTGCTCCAATACCCTTTTTAGCATCTGTTGCAAAAGAAGCTGCTATACCATAACCTATCCAAGCTCCAGTAGCCGCAGCTAACAAAACTATTAAAGCTTTTAAAGGACCATTAGCTCCAGAGAATGCCATTCCTAGCACGAAAAATCCAAGCAATGCTCCCGTAGCTTTTAATGCAGCCACACCTACTAATTTCATAGTAGCAGCATATTCTAATGCTACCTCTCCACCTTTCATCATTGAAATATTTAATAGTGTTTGGGATATTGTCTGAGCTATAGTAAATAAAGTTGTTATAGGCATTATACCACCTAACAGTTTAAGATATACCATCCATTTAAGGAATCCATCTGGCATCACTTCTAAGATATCAAGCATTAAATTCAATGGAACTAAAGCAAGATGTAGTAATTTAGTCATATTTTCTAGACCACTATCTGATTCTAAAAATATTTTCTTTAGCTTTTTGAATATTGACATAAGCTCTTTTAATGCTTCTATAACAAAATCTTTAATCATGTCACCATTCTCATTAAGCTTCATTGTACCATCAGGTAGCTCTTCAATGAAAAAGCCTACAAACTCATCTGTTAACAGCTTGATTTGGTGAGTAAATTCGTTAAGAGTATTATTAGCTCTGCCTACCTCGTCCGATAGCAAAAACGGAGCCATTAGAGCGTTTTTAACACGTTGTATTTGTAAAGCCAATGATTCTTGCTGTATGTCAGCCATTTGAGTAGCTTCACCAGCTGAGTTAGCTAAATCTTTAACTGCTGCTCCATATTCATCAGCGTTCTGAACAAGTAAAGCAAACGCAGTTGCACCTCTGACGTTCATATCTTCTAACATAGCAGTTAAAGCTTCTAAGTCAGTAACATCACCAAAGGCTTGTTTAGCATCCATTGCTATATCAGATAAATCTCTCATGTTACCTTCAGTGTCCATAATTGTTACACCAAGTTTGGCTAAAGCTGATTCATTGTCACTAGCGTGTTTTGCAAACTGTGCTAACGCCTGTCGTAAACCACGTCCTGCTATACCTGCTTCTAAAGCACGGTTAGAAAGAACTTCAATACCACCAAGTAATTGCTCTATACTTTGTCCTGTAGCTGTAAAGAAAGGCATAGCAAACTTAACAGAACTTGCTAAATCTTGCCATTCTACCAGAGATTTTTGAATTGTATGTGCAAACTTATCTGTAAGTTCTCCTGCTTGGTCCATCTCCATACCGAAACCCATAATGGTCTGAACTGTTAACTTGGCTAAAGTGTTGTGGTCACCCTGAGTTGCCATAGCTAACTTCATAGTGTGTTGAAGAACCTCTTGCGATTCAGCTGCCGTTAACCCCGCAGAAGCCAACTGATAAAGACCAGTAGCCATATCTTGGGTGGCAACACCATATTTAAGAGAAAAGTTAACCATTGAGTCACTTACATCAAATAATTCATCTTTAGTTACATTAAAAACAGAATTAGCATTAATAACAGTTTTTTCAAACTCTTGTACAGCGTCATTAACTGGGGACATCTTGTAAAAGAATGCAGATGCTGCGGCAGTTCCAATGACAAATGCATTCTGTAATCCACCTTTAATCTTACTAGCAGCTGCTGCTGTCAACTGTCCTACTTTCTTAGTAGCCCTACCTACTTCTTTAAGACCCATAACTATACGTTTTTGAGCTTTTATCTTTTTCTTTTCAGCTTTTCGTTCTTTCTCTGCGCTTTTCTTTCTTACCTTATCGTTTTTCTTTTCTTGTTGAAAAAGGTCTTCATGTAAATTTGCTTGTGCTTGTAGTTGCCCACTTAAAGCATCTACTTCAGCTTTTTGTTGCGCATACCCTTCGGCGGATTCATCCATCAGTTTAAGCTTTTGCTTTTCATCTTTAAGCATCCTTTCGGTTAACTTAATTAATCTCTTACGTTCTTCAGCAGTTCGACGAACCATCTTTCCAGATTTCTTATCGTATTTTTCTTGGAAAGATTGGAGAGATTTACCAGTACCAAAACCCTTTTCTGCTTTTGTTACCTTTATACCAAGAGCCTCAGCCTCTTTTACATATTTTGCATAAGACTTAGACATCCCACCTAATTGTGCGTTATATTTTTTAGCATAATCTTCTTCCCCGCCAGCTGCCTTAATTGCTTTAGCAGATGCCTTAGCAGGGTCAACCAACATAGAATCTTGTAAAGCTTTTTGAGTAGCTTTTGTTGAAGCTTTAGCTCCATCAACTAAATCTTTATCTGCCTGTTTATTAATTTCCTTAATATCAGACATTGTGGATTCATAATCTTTTTGTGTTTGGTCAAACGCTTCTTTAGATTTTCTAGTTGCTACGGTGTTTAAAGCTTCCGCTAATCCTTCGAATATACCTATGGCTTTTTTACTTGAGCCTCGGTCTATATCGAAACCTACACCTGCCTGCACTAAATAATCTGAGCGTCCCATTTTAAATCCTTATACTAATTCCCCAAAGGAAACTATCTTTCTTTTCTGTCCACTTCTTATTTCATATTTGGCTTTTAAATCCATACAATCATTATATTGACTTCTAACTTGCGGTTTGTTTTTTGCCATATCTGATATTTCATCTGGTGTATAACCATCAAATGAATGTAATATATTATAATTACTCATCGCTGCTAATAAACCTAAAAGTTCGCCTCTAGGAGTTCTTTTTATTTCGCTCCAACTCATTCCGAGTTCTTTCATACAAGGGATGATTACGTACACCGCATCGGGTGCGGTACTCATCCAGTTGTAAAATTTTCGTTAGTTTGTCCTAATACTAAACTTGATATTTGCCAACGTAGAGTTGTAGGAAGAGACATATAATTGTCACTGTCTATCACTGCTGTTTCGGGTGACTTTTCATTTGCCTTCATAATCATACAAAGTACTCTTTCTGCTGCTATCTTCTTATAGTATTCAGTTTGTTCTTCTTGCGGTGCACTGTCGTCAGGAAGGGCCATTTTAGGCTCTTCTTCTTCTGTTAATTCACACCATTGTATATTTAGACCTTTACCGGCCCATAATACTTCTTTCGACTGGACTTGTTCGGTCATTCCGACCAACTCTTCTATTGTCCACATTTCTTTTTCTTCTGTCATAATTTCTTTCCTTTTAAAACGCTTAAAGCGTGTTTAAACTTACATATCCGCTGCTGTTAGCGGAGTAAAACTTAATCCATTGGTTACTTTAGGTTCAACGTGACTCATAAGTTCACATGTCTCTTCTGTAGTTCCATCGGCATTTAATGTAACTGTGTGTGCTACTAATTGACAAGCTGGTATTGAGAATACTGTATCTGTGTCTCCATTCATTTCAATATGAACTCTATATCCAAATGTAACATTTGTTCCATCTGAATCTAAAACACTCTTTGGTTCAACTAAACCATTGTTTATATACCATACATCTTCTGCTCCCTCTATGACACCCCATCGGGCCCCATAGGAACCAGTTTCTGCTGCTGAGCCTGTATAACCTTCATTAGCTGCTGTAGGACCATTATATACTACATCCCAAACATTGTTAGATTTTTTCCTTGTTAGTGTAACTGAAGTCTCTTTTTTAATTTCTGCCTTAAGGACTGTTTTACTACCTACATAAGTAATATCTTCATCCATAACTCCTATACTTAAATCAACACCTGTTAAGTCTGCTAAAGCAGTAGGTAATGGGTCAGCATCTAAATTATCAGCAAATGTTTGTCCTGCTACAAAATCAGGGTCAAGTTCTCCACCAGTAAAGTTAGCACAAGTAATTTGTGGGTTTGTAGTTACTGATGTGGTTTTGTTACCTTTATCACCTGCTACAGCTTGTGTATAAGTGATTGTTTGAGCACCATCGGCAGCAGTTAAAGCCGCAGATGCTGTTATTTTACCATTGTGTCCGTTAGCGTGTAAAACAGCTGCTCTGAATTCATTTAATACTGTAGCCTGATTGTGCGTATTTAAATTATTTAAAACAGCGACACAAGTACCTTTAGCTGCTGTAGTACTAGATAAAGTGCCAGCACCAGTGTCATCACCTGATGCTAGAACTGTTCCAGTAGCTGGAGCTCCAGACTCTGAACCATCTACAAGTACATATACTCTTTTTGTACCATCTGTGGAAGTCATTACAATATGTTCGCCTTCAGTGAATTGGTTTGCTGTATTTAAATCTCCATCAACACAAGCCATTGCTGCGGTTGCAGCTGCTTCACTTCCACCAGCACTAATTGCTGATACTGCATTAGAAGCTACATTAACTTGAGCATCGTCTGATTCGGTAGTTATATAAACCTTAACATCCTTTCCAAGATAATATACCATATATTAATCTCCTTAAGCTGCTACTGTTGGGTCTTCGTGACTTATTAACTCTAAAGTTTCTTCGGTTGTGCCGTCTGCATTCAATGTAACTGTGTGTCCAGTTATCTGCATGTTAGGGACAGTTATAGATTCTGTTGATGCTAAAACTACTTTAACTTCATATCCAAAACTTGTTCCTGTTGTTACAGTTGGTTCTCCAGCTGCATTTGCTATTGCTGCGGTACTCGTGGTTCCGAATCTTGCGTTGTTGAATACAACGTCCCAACAATTGCTTGATTTCTTGCGAGTTAATGCTATCGTTGTTTCTTTCTTAATCTCAGCTTTTAAGACTGTTTTACTTCCAATATAGGTGATATCTTCATCCATAACTCCTATACCAAGGTCTACCCCTGTTAAGTCTGTTACCTGTACACCTGTATTGCTGTTACTGGTCTTATCTGAGAATTCTACTGCGTTTGTTCCACTGCCAGTGTGGTCTATGGTTCCAGCAGGTAAAGCACCTACGTTGTCTTCAGACCGAATGAACACCGAAACATCTCTTCCTAAATAATATGCCATATTTATTGTTCTCCAATTGGTTTAAACGCTAAAGCAATTACTAGTATGCCTTTAACGCTTAGATTACTTATATACTGTTAGTATATAAAGCTTTCGCTCATTTTATCAATTCTACTCTTCGAATTCACTTTGCATCACTCCAATATAAGGTAAAGCCCAAAATCCAGCTGTAGCTGCATTTCCTGCTCCATATTTCAATTTACCTCTCTTCATACCATATGTTTGTTTTTTGAGCATATCTGAAGATGCTCCTATTTTTTTAATAGTTAATCCAGCCGTTCCAACTCCTTGTATTAACTTATTGAGTTCTTTAGTTAATTTTTCACCTGCTGGTATACTAACTGATGTGGCTGGTAATAATCCTTTTCTTAAATTCATATTTGCATTAGCGCTGCCAGCGTTAGTGTTAGCCACTGTATTGGTTGTTCCTGTCTTAGACCTTGTATATGCGTGTTTTGCAGACCTACTTGTTGCCTTTCCTTTTTCTAAACCTGCTTGAGATTGACCATAATGTATAGCTGTACTGTAAGAAGCTCCTTCAATAATTCTTGTTCTTGCAAGAGGTCCTTTTAAAAATAATAAAGTGCTAGGGCTAGTTTTTAAAGGTACAGATGCATATATCTTTCTACCACTTGGTAAAGTAGCTACTCTGTGCCCTTGTGCAAAATTAACGTTTGTTTTTTTGTTTAATGTTCCTAACATGTGTGCTATAAATTCAACTGTTGTTTGGTCTCTGGATTTATCTATCGTATCTAAAAAATGATACTTATTCATAGTTACACCTACGGCCTTTGCTATATCTGGTGCACCTGCCTTTCCACTTTTCTTAGAGGATACTGCTTTAAGTACTTTATCCCATGGTTTTTTTACCTTTTTTACATTATGACCTAAACCCGCTATATGTTTCAATCTTTTTATCATTGGGTTATAATCGTTTTCAATTTGTTTGGTGTATAGACTAATAACTTGTTGTTTTAATGCTGCTTTGTTAGGAGCTTCATCTCCCTTTTCTATATTTTTAATAGCATCTTTTAATTCTTTAGGTGGTTCGATTATACCATGTTGTCCATGTTGTGCTATGCTCATTTCTGTTACATCAGCGGTAGCTTCGATTTCTTTGGTTGTTCTGTTATACTTAACTAAATCTCTTTCATTGGCTTTAGAATATTCAGAGCGTTTTTGTAGATACCCTCGTTTAACAGCTTCATCCACTGTCATCCAATCATAATCTCCATCTGAAAAACCTATCTCTTCTGCTGAATCAATAGACGCACCATCAATGTGTTCTTGAATTTTGGCCGTATCCCAAGCTGCGTCAAAAACCCTTTCAGCGAAAGCCACAGCTTCTTTAATCATGTGTGGTTGTGCATCTTTATATATCTGTTGATATTGAACTCCCATTTTATTGGTATCTTGTAAAAAATCGGTAACCATTTCTTTTTTATCTCTTACACCTGCCATAAACCACACTTGGTCACCATACAACTTATAATGTTCACTACCACCCATAAACTTGTATTTAAATTTTTCTGTTTCGGCATCAAATCCAATATTTTTTAACGATGTTAAACCAGTAGGGTCAAAAAGTTCGGGGTTCATAGACATAGCCTGCTTCATAGCTTCGTCCATCATACTTACCTTTTCTCTTGCCACTGAAGATTCAGAAAACCCACGCTTTCTTACATTCTTAGCGCCTACTCGTCCTTTACCCGTTTTCTTACCACCATACTCTAACCTTGAAGCTATCTCAGGGTAATAACCTGTCATAATAGTATATGCTATATCTTCTGGTATTACAGGGTCAGCCATATATAGCTCCTATAGGCTCTACTAAGTAATAGGGCTCTGTTAAGCATTTTATATGGTAGCTTAATTGTCTTAGTATAGCTATCATCTTAAATTTAGGAATGCTAAGCTGAATTCTGCTGTAGCACCATACCATTTATTACCCGGCATATATCCTATATCACGCCATTGGTTTAAATGACGTTCTAGTATCTCTAGTTCATCCTCTTCATATACGTTCCAGTCAACAGCCATAACAGCATTTGCTATGTTGAGCATTAACCAGTTAATTAATCTTCTTTGTTTATATACAGTTGTAGCAGCACTACCTGATTTGATTGGTGTAGATGTTATAGAAATAGATGTATCACTATCTACAAATATATGGAATAAAAAGGTTGCTCCATACACTTCTCCACTACCAGTTGAGGTATTATTCGAAGTAGAGCCAAATGTTACATTCTCCCCGAAATATTGCTCCTCAAAGCCTGATGATACTAACTGTACTACTACAGCAGGGAATTTTAACTCTTCAGTAGCTGGAAATTGCCCATAGACGTGTATATCGTCGCCTGTAGCAGTGGCTGCATTGATATGGTCGCTTATACCCATCATTAAAGCCCGTTCTATGACGTTTAGATGGTCTTTAGCCATATGTCCTCCTTAGAGAGTCTTTGAGCGCTCCTCTTATCCTTGAACAGCCTATTTCCATATACTCTCCTGAATACTCTTTAATAGAGTCTACAGACCATTCTTTTCCTTTATAAAAATAAAAATCCCAAACCCTTTTAGGCTCATCTGTTGTTCCAGTTTCAGTTGTTATTGTGATTGAATTAATTTGTCCTTGGGAACTTGTGTTGTCTGCACCTCGAACTCTATCAGAATTAAAATCTCCTGATATACTTGCTGTAACTGTTACTAGACTATCTGGACCATTGTGGTCGCAAACTTTAATTATATCTCCATCCTTTATATCTCTAAATGGTAAGTCTACAATAGTATAGTAATTTCCTGCGTTAGTAGTAGGTGACGAAGAAGCTTGATGTCCAATTGACATACCATTACCTGCAAAAGTCCATGTTAATGTGGCTTGTCCACCATCTGACTCATCTACATTAAAAACTACAGTTTTCAACCCCATTTGGCCAGCGCCGCCGCCGCCAGTACCACTTTGTATTTTAAATTGTACTCTTTCGGAATTATATAAGGGCATATTTCTATTAGGAAAATCCCATGTGCATGTAGTATGGCTTGCTGTACTCATCACTCCATCAGCCCATCCAGTAGTAGCTGAGTCTATAGATTCGTCGTAACCTTTCCATACATCAAATGTAACATCTCTTTCTACTAAGACGTCGTCAATTTCTAGTTCGGAAACTGCTGACCTAAAATCATGCATATTAGGTCGTGCTATACCAGAATACGGTCTTACACTAGCATCAAAATTATTAACAGGTCCGTCATAATATAAACCTTTGCTTGAGCGTACTGTTTCCCATGATGGTAAATAAAACTTACAAGTAGCTGTAGTTCTATTTCCTGTTCTTTGTATTCCACCTACGCGTTTAATTGGTTGTTGTAACCCTCTCATTGCTTCTGGTATAAAAAGTCCTTCACTCTGTAAATAATAAGTCTGGTCACCTGATGGGGCCAACACACTTGTTGTTGAGTCATTTTCTTCATAACCAAAATTTACAGCTGGTCCTGCTAAAGCACTCCCAGAGCCTTTAGTAGAATTAGATTGTCCTGTTGCTTTACTAGATTTAGGGTGTTTAGACTGTCTTTTAAAACTTAATGTTTTTACTTGGTCAGTACGGTGTGATAAATGTCTTATCAATTTGGGTAAATTTAAAGAACCCGGTTTTAGAGTACTGGCCGTTATGGGCATCTATTCACATACCCCTTGGTTTCTGCCTAATATTTAAGGTAGAGTCGCTACCATCAATATTCTTTTTCCAATCAACATCACCTTGTGTTGCATCAGCATTGTATGAGGTGGTTTGAATACTCAAACCTTGTTTGGCCATGATAGAATCATTAGCCATTTCTAAAAATTTATTATATGGTTCCTCATCGTTATATTGTACAAAAACATCTCCTATACGTATTTGTTCTATACCTAAACCATTTTGTGCTATACATGCTAAATAACAACTGTAATACATGATTGCGTTATCATATGCTGCATCAGAAGTGCTAGTGCTATAAGTCAGTCCAGTTTGTTCAGCAAACCATTCAATTGCTATACTTATAGCTATATCCAAATCATCGTTAGTAACTTCATTTGATTTAACACCAGAAAGAAATCTTATTCTGGTTCTCAAATCTTCGTCTTCGTTTATTATTGTTGGTATTGCCATTTATATTACTCCCATCATCATCGCACCGCTACCAGTAGCTGCTGTTAATGCAACACCAACCCACCAGCGCATCTGCGTTCTGATATCATTTTCCCACGTTTCGTGGTGTGCTAAATGATTGGTAAAAAGAGTTTCGAATTTTTCCATCCTATTAAAGATAGTTTTAACTCGCTCATCTACTCGAATCATTAGTTCTTCTCTTTCCCAATCGTCCATATTTATTCTCTTTCCTTATAAACTCTGTTAGCTTGTATTGCTTCTACATCTACAAACCCAGAACTACTTGTGTCTATTTCTATAAATTTTAATTCTACAACTGAAATCTCTTTTCCATCCGCTTTATTTGTAGGCATATCTATTTATCTAACCTATACTGGTTATTATCCCTCCTGTAACTGTAATTGTTTGACTGCCTGTAACGTGTATATTATTGGCCATGTCTAACATAAAAGAATTTGGTACATCAAAAGAACCAGTAACTCCATTTAAAACGTTTGAGCCTGAAACTATTTGATATCTACCATTTTGGTCATTTATCTGTCCTAAAGTCATTTGAGCTGAGTTAGTTAACGTCATCATGTTAATATAAGAACTTGTGTTTTTAGAATTTACTTCGTAAATTCCAGTAGTGGTTGCTTGAACTTCCCATTTATCTGCATTATCGTCTCCTTCATCTGCAAAAAGCATAAGCCTACCATCTGTTCCCTCGTTACCTTTAACTTGCACATATCCGTTATTTATATCTACTGTGCCTGTACCTGTAACTTGTACTCTTGTAAAGCTAACATCATCTGATGTTCCAACTGCCTGTCCAATAGCTATGGTAGATGAATAATCTCCTGATGTAGTTCCAGATTCACTACTAATAGTAACACCTGTTCCTCCAGTAAGGTCAACACCAGTTATATCTCCACTTCCACCACCCCCGCCACTAGGGGCAGCCCAAGTACCGTCTGCTCTTAAGAAATTAGTAGTTCCTCCTCCTAATTTAGGAAGTAAACCATGTGCACTGGTAGTAGCATCTAAATCTGTATTATCTTGGGGAGCTGCTAAATTATCTAATTTTAAATTTGAATGTGAAGTTAAACCATCTACATATGCTTTTACGTTTCCTTGTGTACATAGTACAGTGTCAGAAGTTCCTAACGAGTCGCTATCAGTTACGGAAGTAATTCTTGCTCCTGTGCCTCCAAATCTAACACCAGAATTACTAATATCCATTCTGTTTGAACCACCTGTATCATAAACTTGTGTATCTGTACCAAATGCTATATTATTATTAGTATCACCACTATGAGCCAATACTGAAGAAATTTCTAAATCACCTCTAACAGATAAATTACCAGTACCAGCGTTTCCACCAAAATCACCATTTCCATCTTTGTCTATATAAAATATTTCCCCATATGTATTTCCGCCTGAACCTGCCGACCTATTATAGAAATTTAAATAAGTGTTTGTAAACTCCATCTTCCAGAAGTCGCTATCGTCGTCTCCTTGGTCACCCACAAATTCTATATCAAGGTTTGCGCCCTCTACATTTTGTAATATTTTCAGTGTATTAGCACCAGATTCGTCATAACCTATTTTAATATTTTGGTCACTACCAAGAGTTAAATATTTATCATCGGCTATAAAAACATCACCCCATTCTGCTGACGTACTACCTAAATCGGCACCACCTGACGAATCAGGAATAACAGAGGTTTCAGCAGTAAAAGTATTTGTTCGTATTCCTGAAGTACCATTATCAATTGCTCCAAAACCAGAAGTTATACTACCAGCGTCTAAAGCGCCCACTGAAGTTATCTGTGTTTGAGCAGCGTCTACGTTAAGTGTAACACCACCAGATGAACCTCCACCAGAAAGACCTGTTCCTGCGGTCACTCCTGTTATATCACCAGAATTACTAGTATAACCAAATGCTTGTATTCTATCATTAACACCTGCTGAAGTCATGATATGAGAATCATCGTCATCAAATTCACCTGAATCATTAACTCCTGTAATTGTGTTACCATCTAATACAATACCAGCTAAAGTTGCATTTCCACTAAGGTTTAAAGCACCGTTCATATCTATAGTAGTAGCATTTATCTCTATCTCTGAGTCAGATACTAAGTCTAATACTCCATCAGCTGATTGGTGGATATAAGTTCCACTGTCTCCGAATTGTAATTGGTTAGTTGAATTAAGTAATAATCCTGTATTGTGAACGTGTGTCAATGTAACATCTGTATCTACACCCCATCCTGTAATAGAACTGTCAGTAGTATGATAAATATTATCTTTTACAAATAAGTCATCTTGTACTGTGACATCTGCACCATTTAGAGTAAGTGATGATGTGGCTCCTGATTTGATTGTTAGTTGGCCAGAATTGTTGGTGAAAACACCATACATAGAACCACCATCTTGTAATATTACATCACCACCGTCAGCATCTAGCGTAATATCACCAGAAGAATCTAACGTGAAACCTGTACTATTTAGAGTGTTGATTGTTTGGGTATCTTCTACGTTAAGTGTAACACCACCTGAAGAACCTCCTCCAGATAATCCTGTACCGGCTGTGACGCCAGTTATATCACCTGTATTGGTTGTGAATCCTGAATCGTTATTAAATTCACTTAGTTTTAATTCACTAAATGCTTTTCTTTTTTCTGTTCCATTATCTAAATATATAACTTCGTCATTAGAGTCTATATCAGATGTTCCATCTGCTAACTCTGATAAATCTAGAGATACTGAAATAGTACCACTACTTGTAATTGCTGAACCTGCATCTAAACCAGTGCCGGGACTTATTCCAACACTAGTAACTGTACCATCATTATTTGTAGAAGTAGCTTGAATACGGTCATTAACAGCTGCTGATGTCATAATATGAACATCATTATCAGTAAACTCACCACTATCATCTATACCTGATATTGTATTACCGTCTAAAGTAAAACTTGCTCCTGTTAAAATTAATCCAGCTGGCATAGAAACTTCATCTCCAAAAGTACCTGTACCACTAACATCTAAAGCACCATTCATATCTATAGTTGTGGCATTTATCTCTATCTCTGTATCAGACACTAAATCTAAAACTCCATCGGCTGATTGATGGATATAAGTTCCTGTATCACCAAAATTTAATCTAGATGTAGAATCCATTGTTACATGGTCTGAGAATTTAAAGTAATCTTCGTCTTCCATCCAATAAAGATATCCAACATTACTATTTGCATTGAAAGCAAGTCTAACATCATTATCTGTACCATCTCCAATTTCTATATTTTGTGCTTGAAGTGAAAAGACTGAATCCGTGGCAATAATATCTCCATCTAAATAAAGATTGTTCCATTGTTTAGAAGCACTACCTAAGTTACGAGTTCCATCTGCGTCAGGTAATAAATGTTGTGCTAAACCTCCTATGGTTGTAATTTGAGTTTGAGCAGCATCTACGTTAAGTGTTGCACTACCTGATGTAGCACCACCACTAAGACCTGTACCTGCAACAACTGCTGTTATGTCACCTGAACCAGAACTACCTGAAAAGTCTATAGTAACTGTAGAACCACTTACACTAGTTGTAATGTCAGTGCCTCCAGTAAAGGTCATAGAGTTACCTATAGAAGCACCACCTTGACCAGAATCTCCAGTCATACCGGTACCTAAAGCTCGAATAGTTACACCATCATCACCTGCGTCTTCTCCAATATATAACATACTAGAATTAGCCGCCGTAGCATTCGCTGCTACATGTTTAATAGCGAGCTCGCTCTTAACCATACCTCCCGTTGGAGTTCCTGTACCTGATTTTTGTTTGAATACGTTTGCCATTTAATCTCCTTAATATGCCATCATAGCGAATAGCTCAGGCATATTTAAAGTTTTCGTTAGTTTATCTAACTTGTACTGTACGTTCCACCATCCATTGTGGTGTTCGTAAGTGTCATTGTTTCGCTGTCAATAGCTGCTGCAATAGTTGCTGCGGATATACTTGCACCGAGGGCGGTGGAAGAGCCTGCGATAGTTATTGCGCTGTTTGCTAGATGTACATTATCTACTGACCCATCTACATACATATCAGAGTTAATACTATTGTCTGCCATTAAAGCTGCTGTAATTTGGTCATCAGCAATGTGAGCAGTTAAAACTGCATCATCAGCAATCAAAGCAGATATAATAGCATCGTCAGCGATAGCAGCTGATACAACTGCGTCGTCTGCTATAAGAGCAGAAGTAATCGCATCATCTGCAATCTGTGCACTATCAATAGCATCATCTGCCATCATAGCGTTTGTTACAGAATCATTACCTAGAGTAATATTTGCTGAACCATCGAAAGATGTGCCGTTTATAGTCCTTGCACTTGCCAAAGCTGTTGCGGTTGCTGCGTTACCTGTACATGAACCTGAACTTCCAGAAGCATTACCTGTTACATTACCTGTTAAAGCTCCTTCAAAGGTTGTCATGACCAAAGTTCCTGCTGTACCAGATATTACACTACTAGAATCAGTAGCGTCTGCAATCATTGTAAATTTACCAGTAGAATCGTCGAAACCCATAAAGGCTTTCTTTGCACCACTAGAATTGTATTTCATGATGATTCCTCTATCTAAGTTATCATCTGAACCAGAAGCTCCCAACTCAAAGAGTGGGTCAGCTATACTAACTGTTGTTGAGTTAACTGTTGTGGTTGTTCCACTAACTGTAAGATTTCCTCCAATTGTAACATTGTCGGGTAAACCTACTGTAGCTGTTCCACCAGAATAACCAACTTCAATTTCGTTAGCTGTTCCTGCTACTATAACTCCACCAATATTAGAAGCTGTACCAGTTTCTAAAGCAAATTCTGTTCCTGATAAATCAAGTCCATCTCCTGCTGTGTAAGTTGTGTTGGAAGTAGCTGCTGTAGCCCAAGTAAGACCACCGTTATTTCCTGACTGTTTCTGTAAGAACTGTCCATTACTTCCTGAGTTAGAAATGTAAAGATTATCTTCATCAACTGATTGAGAAGACAAATGTTCTAAATCAATAGAACCAGCAGCGTAGTGTTCGCTGTCTAATACATCGTCAGCAATCTTATCAGCTGTTATAGCATCGTTTGCTATGTAAGCTGTTGCTAAGGCTGTACCGTTCCATGTACCTGTTGCTATAGTTCCTAAGGTTGTAACATTTGTACTTCCTTGGTAACCATCTTTTAAACCATCAGGTGTAACTGCTCTTGCAGCATCTGTACCTGTAGTTGTTTCTGCGGTTGTTGCTAATTCAACTATACCTGCATTCGTTGCGCTTGCTGTCTCTCCTGCTATAGTTACTGTAGTACCAGAAGCACTAGTATCTATACCTGCACCACCTGCAATAGTAAAAGCTGCGCTTCCAGAAGTATCTGAAGCAGTGTTACTATCATCAGTTGTTAGTACAACACCTGTTATATCACCGGTTCCGGCATTAGAATCAATATACGCTTTAATAGATTGTTGGGTAGCTAAAGATGTTGCTGAGTTTGACCCAAAAGCATCTTCATCTAAAATCGGTGCTCCTACCCAAGTTGCAGCTGTTGCTGTTCCTCCGGCTGTACTTGAAGTACCTATCTTAGTTCCAAGATATATTCTACCATCGTATGTGTTAACACCGAGTTCGGCGATTTTTAGGCCGTTGGTTGCGTGCGGTACTGTTGCCGCGGACGTCAAACTTTTCATCAATATTGTATTTGCCATATTTTCACCTTATTACGAGGTAGCGTAACTACCTCCATCAATCTCTCCATTAGTTAATTTTGCTTTATTAATTGTGATTTCATCATTGTTGCCTCCGCCACCGTCATCTGAAGTATCTATACTTCCTATCTCTGTTCCGGCTGCGTTTTTAAAACTTATCTTCCCATCTCCCGGGGTTATGACTACTTTATCAGGCATCTGGTTCCACCACCAATTTTGCATCCTTTCTTTTTCCAACAACATTCCAATCAAAACTCCATTCTTCTTGAGCATTTGTTTCTACCCAAAAACCATTTTCATCTCTTTTTGTTATCCATACATTGTAATTTCCATATGCTGCTAATCCTACTGTGTAGTCAGGATATACCATATTTGACCAATAGAGTGGTAAATCCACAGCTACTCGTCTTCTGTCATCAATCACATCATAGGACCCACGTCCATACATTCCATGTTCAGGTCCTTCTAAAGAACCATAAACTAATCTTTTATTATTATCTAAAGGGTGGGGTATATTAAAACTTTTGGTTGTTGCTTCTAAGTGCCCTGTAACTGATACAGCTGCACTGTTAGCGGCTGAGTTACCACCCTCGACTACTAATCCGGTAGTTCCTGAACTACCAGTAGTCCCATAAAGTGAAAGCTTACCATCAGCTCCACCTTGTACTCCTATCGCATTTACTGTTCCTTCATTATAAACAAATTTATCCCCTAATGTTACTTGTTGGTTGGATAAACTTACAGCTCCAGTTGGAACTCCACTAGCAAGAACAATAGTAACATCACCAGTATTACTTCCTGTAAGTGTTCCTCCTCCAGTTGCTATTCCTGTAAAGGTAGAATCTCCTGTTTGAATTTTCCACTCATCGTCACCTTCATCCCAGAATAATTTACGATTGGTTGCACTTCCTCTATTCACTTCTATACCTACATCTGTACCAGCTGCTGGTGTTCCAGTTGCATCAGAATTAAGTAACATAAAATTATCTTTAACTTGTGTAGTTTCAGATAATGTGGCTATTGCTTCTCCTTGAACTGTTAGATTACCAGTTATAGTAGTGTCACCAGTAACTGTTAGGTTACCTGATGTTGTAGTGTTTGCACCACTAAAAGTTAATGCTGTAGTTGTTCCAGATTTAACAATTAAGTTTCCACCTGTATTTGTTGCACTACCAAAAGTAGTACCTCCATCTTTAAAGAAAACGTCACCACCATCTGCATCAAGTGTTATATCACCTGCTGAATCTAATGTTAGTGGGTTTCCTGCAATTGTGGCACCTGTAGTACCATCATGTGTAATTGTAAAATCATTACCTACTCCCATGTTAAATACTGAGGAATCTGATGTTAAAGAAAGGTCATCTCCTACAAGTATATCACCAATAGATTTTATATTTCCATCTACTGTTAGTTTTTCTGTAATGTTGTTATATGCTAATGTTGAACCTATACCTACATTTCCTGAATCGAAGGTTCTTGTTTTTGAATCTGTAGCACTACTAGATTCTTGAGTCCACGCAGAAGTAGTTACACTTAAAGCATTAAATTTATCATTAAGTGCACCCTTAGAAGGTGCTACGTTAGATACGTCAGCCCATGATGCTCCAAATGCTTCATCGGATACTCTATCATCAAGTTTAGATTGAATGTATTGTTTAGACATTAACCTATCGTCTAAAATTAAAGAGTGTCCTCTGGTTGTTTGGCGTTCTGCTCCCATTCCGCCTAATGGTTTTCCTTGTTTTGATTTTGAGACTGGCATATATTTCCTTTGTGGGGTTGGTGGCTAGTTTTGTTTGCCGCACTAGCCAAGCGACTAAATTAGTAAGTTATGAACCTATCTAAGACCCGATGAAGATAACACCAGCTTCTGGACGAATAACTTTCAATCCATATCTCATAGACATGTATGAACCAGTTATTCCAAAACCGGGATTTGCTTCTTCGACAGTTAGGCCACGTCTCTCTACATAAGCTACTGGTTTTACAGACATGTCAAAAACACCGAAGCGTGAGGATGGGATGTAAGAGTTAACTATTACGTTAAGACCGTAAAGTTGTCCTACAACACCAGACTCTGCTGTGTTGTTAACATAGTTCAATCCACCTTTCTGGGCGTCGCCGCTTCCAGAGAAAGGTGCAGTGAAGTCTGCAAGGTTAAGTAAATCTTTGTAGTGAGATGGTGATATCAAAACAGTGTCTGCGTTAAGACCTTTTGCACCGATTAACTCGATAGCAAGGGTCAAATCTGCTAGACCAATATCTGATGTATCTCCAGCGCCTGCTCCTGCGGATGACACTTGATAGTGCCCACCAAGACCAGCCAAATCAGATTTGGAATAAATTCCATATTCTGATAATCTCTCAGAGTCTGCTAACGCACTTGAGGTGTTGTCTCCAAAGAAACCACCGTGTGAGTTGTTAGCGAAAACTGTGATTGCGCTTTCGTCAGTTGTTGCAACGATGCTGCTTCCACTAATTCCTGTTCCGAAAGTAGTGTCTGCAAGACCGAATACTGTTTTAACAAAGTGTTCCGTAACGTGTCTGTCAACTGCTCTGCGAGCCTCGTTAAGAGCCATTTCCATTTCTGAAAATCTTGAGTCTTCTAACATTCTACGGGTTACTCCGACTGCAATACCCCATTCCTTCACGCTGATTCTCTCATTTCTGAGGTCAGTGTGTTGGTACTTAGGCGTTGCGCCTTCTTCTATCTGCTCTAGCTTCATGCTAGGCTTCATAAAACTTATGTCTACATCTCCACCAGTGTCAGTCGTAAAACGCTCTGCGAACATGTTAATTACAGGCATATCAGTGATTCTATAATCCTGAAGTGCGTCTTTGTAATCAACGAGTACGCGGTTTGCTACGCTTGACAATTGTGAAGTTGCTAGACCTTCTTTAGCTGTTACCATATTTCATATTCTCCTTATTTAACCAATACCTTGAATAGTGAACCAGATGCTGGTGCTGCGGTGTTTGCTTCGAGAGCAATTGCAACAGTTGTCTTGTCTGCCATAGAAGCTTGCTTGATAAGTGTGCCATTTTCGCCTACTTCCAAGAAATCTCCTATTGCGACATCAACACTGTCACCGTCAACATTAGCCATCAAAACAACTCCACTACCAGTTACGACAGAGCACATGTCACCAGATGCTGCGTCTACTAATGCGAAACCAGCGACGCGGACGCCGTCAGTATCTGCCATTAGACATTTACCAGTGGAAGCGATTTCAATAGCTGAACCTGCGGTAATAGCTTGACTAGCTTCGAAATTGATGATTCGAGCAGGTGCTCCACCATCATTTACTAATACTGCTTTTGTTACTGCCATATTTATTCTTCCTTATTTTCTTCTTGCCTGTTGAATACTATTTGACCATCTTTCATCGCGAACATTCGTGATGTTTCTGGTGTTTCTTCAACTGGTTTTGCTTCAGCCTCTACAGATTTACCTTTTCCAAAAGTCCTTTCGGTTTCTTCTGGGACAGGCATATTATCCATAGCCATACTGAATCCTTCTAGCTTAATCTCATCCCATGCGTTAAGTTCTTTCATACGCTGTTCTTTAGTCTCGTCATTCACCTTTCCGAGGAGTGCTTCCTTATTGATAATTGCATCAACGAATCCAGAAACGCGTGCTTTTGCAAGCTCTGCTTTTCTAGCTTCTTCTGCTTCCTCAAACTTGGCGATGGTGGCGAGAGCTTCTTCATGCGCTGAAGATTTCTCTGCAAGGACAGATTCCATCTCTGCGAGTTTATCCTTCATAGCTGCGAATTCACGCTCTACTATAGGATTCTCGTTTTTAGTTTCTATTACTTCTTCTGTCATAGTTACCTCGCTAGTTGACCCGTGTTCACAGGTACAAGCTTGTTTGTCGTCTCCTCCACAGGAGCAAGACTCTCCTTCATTCTCTTCACATTTCGTTTCGATTGTACATGCGTCACACACAGGAGTACGAGTCTCATTATCAATGAAACTCACCTCGACAGGACGAATGTCTGTTGCAAATGGTTCTCCTAAGACGTCAACATCCTTGGAAAGCCAATCAATACTGACATGAGTCATATCGCCATTTTCTATTTTCTCTAACACTTCATTTGCTTTTTGTGCATCTTTGTGGATGCGTGCCATAAGCTTCACAGCTTGTAAACCATCTTCTAATTCTACGTATTCCGGGTTGATAGCCATGCCCAACAAATCGTCGGGGGTACGTTGATGGTTAAAGTAAACTGGTAGCTCGTTAAAAGCTTCTATATTATCTTTTAGAATACTAGGTTCTATATAAACCTTTTGGTCACCTTCTTCATCGTGGGGGCCTGATGTTATTGCAATGACCGGAAATTCATGATAATCGTCAACAAGAGCTACATCTCCAAACACTTCCATAGCAAAAGAACGTCTAGTACCTTCTGAGGTACCGTCGTTACTTGCAAATTGTCGGCCAGCTTCTTCATCTGGCATTGTGTCAACTCGCATTCTACATAAATTAGACGCAAGTTCTTGGTAGTTCTCGTGGCCACGCTTTTTTAGTCGTGGCGCTGTTTCTAGTAAACAATGCTCATAGGCATAATCTTTACTCATCTTTTCTATCCCCCGTTGTATTTGCGGATGGTTTATTACCATCCCTGTTTTCTGTCCTTGCGGACTCTTCTTTCTTATCTTGGTCTTTTCCACCAGATAGATTTGCATTCTCTGCTGTATCTTGTATCTCAGATATTCCATCTGGGTTCAAACCACGTTCCATCCTAACTTCACCGGGCGAAAGAACTCCCTCTGAAAGATATACCATATCAGTCTTTGCTTTAACAAATGCATCATCTACGTTGATTTGTCTAAACTTGAATCTTGCTTCACCACTTTCTAATTGTGGCATTAATTGTGAATTAAGAGCAGATTCTATTGCTGATTGTAAATGTTTAACATATGGTTCAAAAATAGGTCTTGCCTGTTCTGGCTTTTCCCACATTGTAACTGGTACCTTTAAAGCTATATGTATCTTCTTTAATATATCGTCTGTGTACTTACCATATTCAAAAGCTCGTTGTGTACCTTGTAATTCTTTAACTGTAATATCATTACCATGTATAATATCTTCACCGGGTTCTAATCCGTTGAAGGCATCCACCACCTCATTAATTTTGTCAGCATTATAAGGCATATCGGGAAGTCCGCAGCTAATATCAAACCGACTATTAGCGTATTTATTGAGAGCAGCTCCGATATCCCGTTCTGCATAATCTTTAAGGTCAACCAAATAAAGAATTGGATGGATGTCAGAAAGACCATAAGCGAAATCATCGAAGGTGTTATTTTTATATTCGATAATTTCATCTTCTTCAAACCTCACAGAATTTTTGTCGTCGCCTAAATCTTGGTAATAATGCATTATTTGACCATTAACGGCTCTTTGTACGTTCATATTGATAGAAGACCTCAATATTAGGTTGTCTCCAGTCCATTCTAGATATGATGTTCCAAAAATACGTCCATTTCTTAACCAACCATATAATAGTTGTTCAATATTTATTTCATCAAATAATTTAGTGATAACTTGGCGTTCTTCGTCATTATCGGTTACTATATCGTAACCATCCTTGGCCGCATATAAACACGGTAAGTCAATAAGCGTCTTAACAATAGGGTCAGCTAGGTACACATTCATGTACGTTCTTGCGTCTCCTATTTGCTTTTCGTATGCAGAGCCAAACATTCCACCGTTTTTTTGGAGCTGAATGCGTTTTATAACGCCAGCACCGAAGTCGCGGGGTTCATTTGCTGCAAATGGTGGGTTAGACCCCACCGACGCAAATTTACGCCTATTCCAAGGCAAATAATCACGTAGAGCCATAGCTATCAATTCCTATTATATAAACAGAGTATATAAAGCTTTCGCTCATAATCCTCCGGGTATACGCTTATTTAGGGTATTTCCCCTCTTTCCGGTCCTAAAAATAGAAGGTATATTGTTATTTTGGACAGGTCTAGACGTATTACGACTTATATTAGTACTAGCAAATGTAGCACTAGCTGGTGACATTGACAGGCATGCATGTATTCCCATCACTGAACTGTCACAATAATCATCATGTTTACCATCTGGAGCAGCAATTCTTTCTGTTTTTTGGGCTGCATCCATCACATATTCTAATTCACAATGCTCTCTTATCCATTTATT